CGCCAACCTGGAGCCCGTCAAGAAAGTAGTAGAGCTTTCCGATGGCACCAAATTCGAAATGTGGGTGGCACCGCTGACAATGGCTGAGCGCGAACGCGCCCAAAAACAGGCCAAGTCCGACGATGCCAACGCCTTTGCGCTTCAACTGCTGATCGCCAAAGCCCTCGACGAATCCGGCGCCAAGCTGTTCAGTGTCGGCGAGGTGGACGTACTGAAAAACGAAGTTAAGGACAAGGATCTGCAAGCGCTCATGCTGGCGATCCTGACCGACGACGCCGAGCCCATCGACCCAAAATCCTGAGCGCCGAACTCCGCAAGGACAGCTGGCTCATGCTCCAGTTTGGCGTCGCCAAAGAGCTGGGCCTAACCCTGACCGAAGTTCGGACCTCAATGACAGCCGAAGAACTCCTCGGCTGGAGCGCCTACTTCCAAATCCTGAACGAAGATCAGCAAAAGGAAATTGACAAGGCCAAACGCCGCCGCTAGCCCGGCGGCTTTTTTGTTGCGTAGACTGGTTTTACGCTAAGGCAATGGTGCGGTGGCTGATTACGACGCCAAAATCAGAGTAAGTGCCGACACCAAGCAGGCTGAATCGGAACTATCAAAACTTCAGAAACGCATCAGCCAGCTGGGTGATGCGGCTTTTAAGTTAGACGCACGCAATTTCCAGAAGAGTGTACGTGATATAGGCACTGCGGTCCAAGGCATTGGTCAGCGAGGAGCCTTAGGCGCACTAACTCTTGCTGCAGGTAAAGCCACAACAGCTTTAGGGGGCCTTGGAGCAAAATTTGGAATTCTTGGTGCTGCAGCAGCTAGCGCTGGTGCCACTGTAAATAGCGCATTAGGAGGTGTACCAAGTGTAATTACAGATATCCTCAACCACATTGGGCAGGTACCCAACGCATTCGGTATTGCGGCGGTGGCCGCAATGGCGTTTGCACCACAAATACTTAAAGCGTCTAGCGCCGCTACAGGACTTGCAGCTGCAGTAGATAAGGCTGTAGGCACTCAAACTACTCAGAAAATTGCACAAGCTATAGACAGTATCGGCCAACTAAATACTGAATTAAACGCTACTGCTGCTGCGTTCCAGGATCTTATTTCTGGTAGCACACTTAACCAGTTAAACAACCAGCTGAAAGACGCCGTAAAACAAAGCGGTGAGTTCCACTCGTCAACCGCAGAAGCTGTAGTAGCCGCAGAACAACTTGTAGCTACACAAAAAGAGCAACGTAAAGAACAAAAAGCAATAAATGATTTAATTCGTCAAGCGCAAGGCCTGCAACCACAAGATGTACGTGATGCCGAACTTAACAGACGTGTAGCTCTTCTAAAATCTCGTGAAATTCAACAACAAAAAGATTTAAAGCTACAAAATCAAATAAACGCAGAACTAGCCGAATACGAGCGCCTTGCTGCTCAAGTAGCGACACAAACAAAATTATGGGCATCAAACCTGGAGCGTATTGCACGCTCCAGTAAAGCCGGTGTATTCGGCACGCAGTCGCAACTGCGCACAAGAGTTCAGGAGTTCCAAGAAAACCGCCGCAGCGCCGAAATAGCCCGCCAACGCAGCGCTGAGCTTATGGCGCGTGAGCGTGCGATGGCCGGCGGCCAGTACTCACTGGCGCAAGTACCAGCTCGCGGCGAGTTATTCCCCGGAGGCCGCACCGAAACGGCGTCTGATCAATACCGCTCAATGCTTAATGCACAAGCGCGTATCCGAGCTGCCGCCGCAGACGCTTTAGCGAGATCAGAACGTACTGTCATCGGATTACAAGCTCAAACGCTAAAAACTGAACAACAAATAACAATCGCTAAGCGCCAGCAACAATCTGTAGACGAACGCAGCGTCCAGATTTTGCGTGACCGCAATAAACTTTTGATGGAGCAGTACCGCGCGCAACAACGCGTTGCATCTGGAACGTTAGACCCGGCTTCGTTGCGTGCCGATAGACAGCGGCGCGTAGAGCAAGGTAGAGCTGCTCAAGCACGTCGCCGCGAGATGACCGAAAACGTCATCATTGGTGGCGCCTTCCCAATGCTGTTTGGCGGCGGCCTCGGAACTGTAACCGGCGGCGCATTGGGAGGTTTGATTCCAGGCAACCCAATGCTATCTGTGGCCACCAGTGCTGTTGGCGCACTGGTGGATCAATTCGTCGCTTCTGTGACGGAAGCAGGAAGTGCAATGCGTGATCCGATCACAAATTTCCAAAAACTTGCGGATGCAGGTTTAATTGCCAGCCGCAGCCAAAAACAGTACATCGAACGCTTAATTGAAGCCGGTCGCGTAACAGAAGCCGCTGCAGCTATCCAAGCCGAGCTAGTAGAGAAAATAGGCGCACAAGGCGTCAAAGACCTCCAAAATGCTGGAGCTGCAAGTGACTCATTTAATAAAAAGTTGGCCGAACTAAATCTGCAGATGCAGGCGGCTGTAGCCGGACCACTTACCGATCTACTTACCTGGCTCAATACATTTCTCGCCAGTGTCACCGCATACAATAGACAGCAAGCAGCGCAAACTGATTTTCTTACGTCCTTACGGCAAACAAATCCACAGGCATATCAGCAATACTTTAAGGAATCAATGCAGTTACGTGCAGCTGGCAACGGCGTGGTTGATCCTCAAGCACTGCAACGTCTTCAGCAGCAATACACCCAGCGGTATAATTTGCAACCAGGGGCGGTAAGCTCTTCTATCGACAAAACGCCTGAACTTCAGGCGCAAGCACAAACAAAAGAACTAGCAGCGCAAGTACAACTAGAAGGCCAAAAACTTACTCTAGCTGGAATGTCCTTAGAAAAGGACGGGCAGAGTTACGTTGCTGTAGCAAAAAGAGTAGCACAACAGGAATATGAAAATAAACTACTAGAGATTAAAAATTACTGGATAGGCAAAGCGTTTGACATAACAAAAAATCAGTTAATGATCCAACAAGCCAACTTAAAGTATGCGGCTGATGTACGCAACATAGAGCAACAAGCTGCGCGGGCTGCAGAACAAGCTACTCAGGATAGAATTAGAGCATACCAACTTATGCTGCAGCTACAAAATCAGCTGGCGCAAACAGTTTTAGAGGAATATGCAATTTTTGAAAGAGGTGTGGATTTATACAAAGGACCTATTGAGGGATATGAACAAAGTCTCACTTTGTTGACAAAACGCCAAGGGATTCAAGAAGGAATTATCCGTAACGAATACGCTTCCGCACAAGCTTCAGAAGACTATGCTGCTAATCAAGTAACTATTGACGCTATTTATGACAATAGACTAAAAAATTTAAAGTTAGAGTATCAGTACTTAGAAGCTAACCTGAGCGTACAGCGAGAACGCGCCAAACTAGAGCAAGACTTAGAAACACAGCAACTACTAAGTCAAAATGCCCAGCGCCGTATAGCCGGTCAAACTGAAATTGACAGACTGCAAACCCAGCTTGAGTTTCCCTTTGGAGGCGAACAATTAGAACGAGATATGCAAATGCTAGATCAGTACATGCGACGTTTAGATGAACTTATTCCTATACAAGAAAAAATAAACGCTTTAGAAAAAAGTATTGAAAGCGCACGAAACACCCCTGGCACGCTTACTGATACTCAGTTAAAAGCTAAACAAGCTGAACTTGCCGTGCAACAAGATCAGTTAATTCAGTTAAAAACGGAGCTGCAAATTCGGGATCAACTAGAGCAACAACTTTTAAGGCAACAGCAAATCTACGAAAAGTATGGGTTTATCGTCAACGAAGTATCACAGGCTTTTAGTGATTCAATTACAGGAATAATCACTGGCACGACCACGGTAGCCGAAGCGTTTAGTCGCATGTTTGAAAACATCGGCAAAGCCTTCATTGATATGGCTACGCAAATGCTGGCACAGCAACTGTTTATGACAGTACTACGTTCCTTTGCAGGGGGTGGGAATCCGGCAGGCAGTGGAGGCAACGTTCTACCAGGAGGATGGCAACAGTACGCGTTTGCCGAAGGCGGCTTTGTTACTGGTCCCACTCGCGCTCTGATTGGCGAAGGTGGCGAGCCGGAATACGTGATTCCGCAATCCAAAATGACCGCCGCCATGTCTCGCTATTCGCGTGGCGCACGTGGAGAATCTGTGATTCCCGGCAGCGGTGCCAGCGCTGAAGGCGGAGGCGCAACAACCGCAACGATGGAGCCAATCGACGTGCGTTACAGCGTGGAGCGCATCAACAATGTCGAGTACGTTACGGCTGATCAATTCCGCGCCGGCATGGCACAAGCCGCCCAACAAGGCGCCATCCAAGGCGAACGCCGCGCCATGCGAACCTTGACCAACAGCGCTGCTGCTCGCGGGAGGCTCGGAATCTGATGGAATTTAATTACGGCCACCTGTTCGAGGTTGGCCCAACCAATCAAACTCGCTTCAGCTTCCAAAACTTTCGCATCAACGAACAGATTACGCACAACAATCGCAACTATCTATACCTACCTTTCGGATTTGGTGGTGCGGTTGCAACGCTCAAGGGCGACAACCTAGATGCCACCTTGCAATTCGGCAACACCGACATCACGCGCAACTGGACCGCCGAAGCAATCCAAGGTTTGTGGGTCGGCAAAGTGACCACAGTTTTGTGGTCAGAAGCCAGCATCGCCCGCGTTCTGTACAGCTATTGGGGGGTCTGCTCTGCCGGCGGCTGGGATGAAACCAGCATCCAAGTTTCGCTGAATAGCGTGCTGGATGCCGTTGATGCAAACGTACCAGCCCGCCGGTTGACGCGCCGCACAATCGGCAACATCCCCTTTACCAGCTCTGTACGTGTGTGAGCACCTGATTGGTCGCCCCTACACCTACGGCGAAAACGATTGCATCAACCTTGTCCTCGACGCCTTAGGCGAAATGGGCATGAATCCACCAGCGGTCAATACCGACTGGTACGCCATGACCCCACGGCAAGTCTTGCGAGAGCTGGAACGCTTCTGCAATCGCATTGACTGGCCGGCTTACGATGGTGACATCACGTTGTTGGACGCCAGTCCGCTGGCATTCGGGGTTGCATGGCAGAACGGTATCCTCTTCATAAACCCCTTGATCTCCGCAGTGGACTGGAAACCGGCGGAAAAACTTACGATCCGCCGCTCCTACCGTATGAAGTTGCGCTGATCGAAGCGCTGGGATGTAGCCAAGAGGATTACAAGCAGTTTGTCCGTTATGCGCGTGATGCCGTACATGTGCGCCCTGCGCAATATGAACATATACCGGAGATTTACGCACTGGGACCTGGAGTAATACCAGCCGTATCGTATTTAGGCGCACAAGCTGCAGCAAAGTCAGCAACAACAATTATTCTTACCAACCTTGCTATCGGTATTGCCTTAACTGCCGCCAGCATGTTGCTGGCACCCAAGCCTCCGGCTGTTTCTGATAAACGCGTCAAGCAGCGCGAGCTACGCAATCAGATTGGTCCCAGCCGCTTCAATCAAACCTCATCGTTCGACAACATCGCGTCTCTTGCCGAATACGGTCAAGTCATTCCGATCCCTTTCGGCAAGGTCGATATTGGCGCTGATGGTGTAGATACAGGCGGTCTGACACTGACACCCGCACTTGTCTGGAGCCGCGTCTACTCCTACGGAACCTACCGCGCATTTGAAGGCATTTACGTTGCTGGTCAGTACGGACTAGCAACGCCAAAAATTCTCGGTGTCCGCCTTGGCACCTTTGCACTTAACAACCTAAACCTTAACGAATACGCGCTGTTTTGGTCTTCACAAGCGGGCAAAAACAATCCTGCCAGTGTCCGCAATTTGATCGGTGGCACCCAAGGCGCACGCGACTCTGGCACATCCGGTCGCCCTTTTGTATTTACTGCTCCAAGCATCGAGCAGGACGTTGACGACTCGGCGTCTATGGCGCATTCGCCCCAGTCCCAAGTGCAGTTTGGTACTGCCACACCAATCCATAACGGCACTGCATATCGCTACAACTGGGAAATCATTAGCGCTCCGAGTATCAGCTTCGAGGGCGAAAACGGCGACGAAACCAAGAAAGAAATTCGCGCCCGCCGCCGCAAAATTGCCGGCAGTCTTGCCGATCAAATCCCAAGCGACAGAGAAAGCGCAGACGCACGAGCAGGGCAGCCTGGAGTGGGTCGCGCCTACTCCCGCACAATGGGTCTTACGCATCACCGCCCAGTCAACAGTTCTCTCGCCACCGAATACAACAGCAAAG